ATTTTTTATAATATTAAATATATTACTTCCTATTACTCCACCCACTGCTGCACCAATAGCAAGTGGTGTAATATCCTTTAATTTAATAATCCTGTCTTTTGCAATTATAGACCTACCTACAGACCAACAAGTCATAGCCAGAACCATGCAGCTTGTAAAAAAACTAACTGTGGCTACACTAGTCCAATGAAAAAAATCAAGTATAGGCTTAACCATTACTCCTCCACCTATACCACAAATTGCGCCTACCAAGCACGCAACAAAACTAATTATTAAATATACTATCATGATGACTTCATCTCCTATGTAGTATATATTGTATCACTTTAAAAAAATTTTTGTATATATTATTTTAAAAAAATTAAGTTTTTTATTATATTGAAAAAGGAGATGAATAATAACTCATCTCCTAAAAAATCTAGTTATGATACATCGAAGCTGCAAGTGCAGCTCCCATAGACGAACCGTCTTTTATTAAATAATGATGTATTTGGGATATATTATCTTTAAATAAAATCTTCAATTCTTTATCTAAATTTTCTCTGAAAAAATCTACTTTTTCATAAATTGAACCATCAAAGGCCACCTTATGTATGCTTTTGAAACTTGGGTCAATATATGTAACTATAGCATAGATTTCCGCTGCAACTATTTTAGAAGAGCGAGAGAAAATCGCCTTTGCTACTTCTGTAAGTGCTAACCTTTGGTTCTCATCCAAGCTTTCATCATAATTGCCAATAAGTGCATCCGAAAGAACTTCTGCAGTTATATCTACAATAGGTGAAATTAAAGATTTGCTAACCAAATCATCTATAATTATCTGAGCTAAATTACCTATATTTTTTCCACCCACAAAAGCACCAAGTTGTTCTAACAAGCCAAATGGAGACGTTATAAATTGCTTATCATATTCAGTCAATCTAAGCTTATCAAAATATCCATTTTCTATATTTATAATAGAGTCTTTATCAATGAATGCCATATTATGACCTGTTCCTGCAATACAAGAAATATCTGTCGAAGAATCTTTAAAATTACCAGTAAGTAAAGTAGCTACTGTATCATTGAGAATAACACATGGAGTAACATTAATTCCCTTAACTGCTAGACAATCAGCAAGTAATTTATTGATATCAACATTAACTGCATCACGAATATTGAAATTTTTAGTCCAATGTGTAATATAAGCACTATTAATATCAGATTGAATTATTGCAAAAGAAAAGGTGTGTCCAAGATAATAATGTTTATCTGAATCTATTACAGTTGCAATCTTATCTGAAATCAAATTAAATATATCTGTAAATGTATAGTGATTACTTGTATAATTATACTCCTCAGTTATTAATGAAAATGCCGTTGAATTAATTAACTTCATATTATGTGGAGTTATATCATATAAATTTATCCTTACATTAGAACCACCAAAATCAATAGAAATATATTGACCATCAATTATATCATCAGGATACAAGAAAGAATCTAGCATTTTTAATCCGTTAGCTTTATTTTTCAATCCATAAGTAAAATCTTTTATGAAATTTTCTACTTCTTCTTGAGAAAGAGTATATGTATCCTTAATTATTTTTAATTCGTTTGTTAAATTATTATTCATACATGCCTCCTAAAAGCCTTTAAATATTAGCTACAAGAAGAGTATATCATATTTGTAAAAAAAAACATAGAAAAATTTTAAAATTTAATATTGACAAAATTAAAATAGTAATGTAATATTAATCATGCAATTGGCAAGCGGACCTTTAGCTCAGTTGGTTAGAGCAACCGGCTCATAACCGGTTTGTCCGGGGTTCAAGTCCCTGAAGGTCCACCAAATGGAGGAGTTCCCGAGCGGCCAAAGGGGGCAGACTGTAAATCTGTTGTCACTGACTTCGGTGGTCCGAATCCACCCTCCTCCACCAAAAAATCAAATCTCTGAACGTTTGAAAATCAAGTGCTTCGGAGATTTTTTTATTTCTTTTAATGCAATTTTAATGCAACCCACTTTCCATCAGTTCTCTTTTTTTTGCAAAAAAATAAAGCCCCTTATTCAGGAGCTTTACAATCCAATGCTACTTTTATTTCATCAAATACTTTTTGTATAAATGCTTTTATTTCTGTTTCAGTTACTAGCACTTTAAACATTCCAGGCAATAAAGAATGTATCTTATTATATACATAGTCAAACTTATGAGCATTATCGCCTTTAGCATACATTGATTCTGCCATTGCTATTAATTGAATTATTGTACCTCTTAAGCCTTTCTTTTGTATTTGCCATAATACAAGCAATACAACTACTACAACTAAAATTATTGTTGCTATTACTGTTGATAATTCCATGATTATCCCTCCTTAATAAAATTAGCAAATGCCAATATTAATTCTTTAGAATATTTGTAATACTCTATAGCACCTTTCCAATAATCAGGTGTGTTTATTATTTTCTTATCCACTAAAATCTGTAATGCTGTATCAATATCTTTTATTTCATCCACAACCTTCACCTCTTTCCATGTCTCCATAAACTTTTCTGGAGTACCATATTTATTAATTAATGTTTTTGTAGAATTATTAGGCAAATACTTTTTCATTTCTACATGAGGCTTGTCTACGAAATTCTTAAAATCTCCGCCCCAGAATAGGTCGAATGCTGTATTATCAAATATTTTTTCTGCAATTCTTCCTACTTTATTGAAGAATCCATCTGTGTTGTCATACTCCCATCCTTTTTTGTTTCTGCAAAAGTCAAATGCTACACCCCAACAATGTGGACTTTGATATCCTCTGCAGTTCGTGACAATCTTTCCTGGCTGAGTTCTTCCTTGAGCATATAAAGCTTCTTGTTCTTTTTGAGTTCGTAAAGTTTCAGTTATTAACACATTTAATCCTTGCTTTTCACACTCTTTTAAGAATTTTTTTACACATTCCTGCAATTCTGGGTGCAATTTGTCTACTCCTCTCATATAAATCTCTCCTTTCTCTTTAAAATAAGATTTGAGACGATTATTGTAGATACATAGCTAACTATCCTATCCACTTTATTTAACCGCCTCAAAACTAAATTATGGAGGTTGTTTTTTTAACTTTTAATAACTTTTGTCGGTAATTCAAGTAACTCATCCATTAAATGTTTAACTGTGCCATTTCCTCCCAGTTTTTCATACTGCTTAAACATTGCTTCTATATTTTCTCTATCCAATATAGAAAGTTCTTGTTTTATTTCATACTCTCTATATCTTCGCACAAGTTCATTTCTTAGTAATGCTTGTACTCCTTCTTCTATCGCAGTATTTTTATCTTCTTGATCCTCTTGTTTCTTTTTTAACTGCTTATATTTAGTTCTTGCCCAACCTACAAATACTGCAAATAGAACTTCAAGCCAATATTTAACAATAAAATCTAACACTTTACTTTGCCTCCTTAGTTAATATTATTTTTTGCCCATCTTCAATCCATTCTACCTTATACCCCATATCTTCCATAAATCTTATAGGGACATAAGTTCTTCCAAAACTAATAAATGGCGCAAAATCGTAAGTATGTTTTTCTCCGTTTATAATGATGTCTTTATTACCTATCTGTAGCTCTGCTCTTTCTCCATAGAAAGGCTCTTCATACTCCGGCACATACCTTTTAATATCAATATCAATAGGCTCAGGCAAAATAAAAAGACCGTAACCAGTCCTCTCGTCAAACCCTTCTTTCTCTAAATCAATACAATTATCTCTAATAAACAAGTCCATTTCTTCCCTAGTAAGTTGTCTGCCCGCTTGTTCTATAAAGAATTCCTGTACCAATCCGACCATACCCGCAAATATCGGAGCACAGAAACTTGTACCACTACTACCCAAAATCTCAGCTAAGGTTACAAAATCAAGTTCCTTTCCTACAGATGAGTTTCTTGTTTTCTTAATCTCATTCCAGTCAAATTTACCATTCTTATATGTAGGCTTTACCCCGCCTATCGCATAGAAGCCTTCATACTTTATTTCATCTCTTATTCCATTGTCATCTTCATTGCCTGCGCATCCGAAGAAAATACAACCCGCATCTATACAATCCTGTATAGCCTTTTGTTTCCCTCCTACTGGAAAACTACCCGTTTCGGATGTAGTAAATATATGAATCTTATTCCTCTTTATATACTCAGCACATTCACTATCATAGCTTGTCCCGTTAAAAGTACCCGAGAAAGGATAAGATATATGTACTGCATCTGGAAGAACTAGTTTGATGTGATTCATCACATCGTCTCCATGGTTATTTTTTGAAACATACCCATTAGGAGCAATTACATCCGGATGCTTTTTCTCTGTTACTCTTTCATCAGAGAGGACTTTTATGCCTTCTCCTCTGTATCCCAAATTATGCCAATTAGTTATTCCAAGGAATAACAAGGCTTTCTCTTTGTATTCCAATTACTCTCCCTCCTTTAGTTCTTTCTTTATAGCTTGATATTCTGCCCTTAATTCCTCTTTCTGCTTTATTACAACTGCTATTCTTTCTACTGGTGTTTTATCATTATCTATGTAGTAGTCTTCCCATTGTCTATCTACTGTCTTATCTAAATCCTCTAGTTCTTCTTGAATCTCATTTAATCGTTCTTGTTTAATTTCAACTTCTGTCTTTGGTATTTCTTCTACATCTATTAAATTGTCATTTTCATCTACTATGAAATCGAAACGAGGACAAAATTTAATAACCTTTTGAGCTATTTCGGAGTTATCATCTACACAATACCATTCATCACCTATCCAATTGTAGTTAGGCATATCATCTCTAGTTAAAAAAGTCTTATCAATCTTATTTATTAACATATTTTCGCCTCCTATACAAAAGCTATATATTTAAGAGGTCCTCGTCCACTATCAGTGCTAATATTATTGTTAGAATTATAGTGAACAATAAATCCTCCTTCTGTTACACTTAATATTTCAGGATTCCCCGATACATAATAATTCAATGCCGGAGAACCATTTACAGCAAATGCTCCTATGTAGTCATTGCTTGCTCCGCTATATCGAGAAAAACCTCCTTCAGCACTAGCAACCAATACAGCACTGGGAGTAAATCCCAAGTTTATGGTTCTACTACTAGCACTACTACCCCAAAATTCTCCCGTAACATAATTTTTAACTATGTCAAAACTAGTACCATTGTATCTTAAAATATAAGGCTTGCCATTGCCAAGTCTTCCATTTACAGTCTTTGCACCCAGCCCATTAATATTAAGCGTAGGATTTGTCAATGTCGCTGGTGCGGTTATGCACACAATTTTATTTGTTTCATAACTTGTAAGAGGTAAATCCAAAGTCATTGCAGTTCCAGAATAAGAAGGTTTGTTGAATCTATCTTGCGTGTAAATATCACCCTGTAAATTATTAAACAGACTCCTATTTATTGCTGTTCCTTCATCTGTTGGCTCATCTTCCCTCTTGATGTATTCATATCTAAGCAAAGTACCATTTTCATCATATATGCCATATCTTGTAGCTCCATTGTCCAACACTTGAGTTGGCACTCTGTCAATTACTTCTTGTTTCAATCTAATCCAACCTCCCCACTATAAAATATATTTGAATATCTATAATTAGCAATAATATTTTCAACCAACTTATTAATATCAAATAAAATCTTTTCGATATCATTTGCCTTTATATAATCTAAAAATCGAATTGTTTCTGGTGTAACTGGCGTATCTTCATACATAGCAATTACGCCTCTAAGCAAACTAACATTGTTTATTATTCTGTCTGCTTCCTCAAGAATAAAATCATCTCCATATTTCCATTCAAAAGGTATTTCAGGAACACCAAATCCTGCTACTCCCAAACTATTAACAAAATCGTCATCTGCATATTGTTCATCTGTTAGGTCGTAGAAGCTTATTCCTGCTATATCTAAGATTACATTGTCGGAATTTCGTTGTAGAGAAAAACCAAATGCACCACTTTTAAAAGTATTATAAAGAGATTTTCCGGCTTTAACTCTTTTTATTGCCCAATCATTCACTTTAGGCATTGAACAATCATTCCAAGCATCCGAAGTACAATTCCAAAGAGAACTTCCTCCGGTTCCGCTAGTCCAACCTACTCTTGGATTATTCAAATCAGTTGTGAACTTATATGCAATACAAGCAACCACATTCCCATCAAATTGCAATTGAGGTTTATTAGATAAAGAAAATCCAACTGCCGGATATTCCCATTGTGTTTTAGATAATCTTAAAAAAGTATTTGAAATAGGAGTAACAGCATTTACTAAAGATACTGTGGTGTGTTGATTAATATTAAATACAGATGAATCTTTGAAATTCCTTAATTCATAAGCGAGTTTTGCTCCATTAGTAAATCCCGCAATAAACCCACCAGTACCTTGATTATATAAGTATGTTTGAGTTACTCTGTCAAACGGAGCCACAACACCATTTGAATCTATATCTGGAATAGCGTCTCGTACTAGAATGCCGTTATCGTAGATTTTCACTGAGTATATTCTACCTTTAAAGCATTGACTACCATTCCTGTTAAATAATGAGTAAGTTAAACTATTATTGACTTTAGTCGAAGTTCGTTTAATAACTCCATCTACACTTAACACACAAGATGTAGTATTATCCACAACAATCTTATGTCTTACGTTCATAGTTACATCAACTTTTGCCGAACCAGCGTTCAGTTCTAATTTATTAGCCCCATCAGGACTGTTTTCACCTGTAATCCATAACATACTACTTGTAGCATCGTATAAATTATAATAAGTTGTAGTTTCATATAGCATAACATCAAATTCAAATCTAAAATTCGAACTCAAACTAATACCATCAATATACTGTGTTCCGGTACTTTCTATATATTCCAATTCATATTGTTTCATATTTTCTTTTTGTTTATATCCTTCTCCGTAGCCTGCTATAAATTCACCAGTACCTTGATTATAGAAGTATGTCTGTGTTACTCTGTCAAAAGGTGCTACCACGCCATTTGAATCTATATCTGGAATATAATCTCGTACTAGTTCGCCATTTTGCCATATTTCACAAGAATAAAAATCTATATAACATGGACCATCTAATGCTGTTGTCCATTCGGCATGATGTGAGAATAAATATAAAGTCTGTCCTGCTATTGCGGTATCTCCTATAGTATCTTTCGCATATTCAATACCATCAAATTTTTGGCTACCGCTTTGCAAATCAAATGTATGAATTTCCGTATCTAACGTATCTTTAGCGAACCGCAATTGATATGAAGATGACACACCTGTTCTGAATCCATATGTAGGATTAAATGCTATATTAAAACATTCTTGGCTACCACTACTTCCCCAACCCATACCTTGACCAACATCAGTTCTATTTAGCTTAAATTTAATTCTCATTCTTGTTTTAGAGTTAGGAACTATCCCTGTGTTGATAGACTGCGTTCCTGTACTTTCTATATACTTTAATTCTCCCTTTGGCTTATACCCCATTTCATTAAACTTATCATTTAAGTAATTAGTCCATGATTCTACTCTGTTTAAGTCGGAGGCATTATATTGTCCTTTTCTAGTTAAATTAGTTATATCTGATAATGTTCTATCGTATATTAAAGACTCCATTTTACACCTCCTTAATCTCAGTATCACCAACTAGGTTTCTAGTGTTTAAGTTGTATTTCATACTTGTTATATATCCACTCTTGCTTCCTAGATATTCAGTAGCATAGTCAATCTTATCTCCTACCTTTTCAGTAGTAAATTTGAATTTAACATTAGATTTCTGCTGACCTCTTTCTACAAAATGAGTGTATAAATTATTTAATATCTCTGTTGAATTACTGCTATCAACAAATACTCCACCGAATTCAAGTATCTTTTCAGGTGTATCTTGCGTAACAATAGGATTTTTCTTACTTACAACAGTTTCATTATTTAATGTCAATCTTATTCCTGTTACTTCATCTTCTCCTTCAAAACTTGCCCCAGTAAAGATATTACTTTCTACTATTGTACCTACCGAAGTATTACTTAATGAATATATCCTTACTTTATCGCTCCTTGCTGTACTTACTACTCCACAGATAGCAAATACAACTTGTAACAAAGCTTCCCTTCTAGTACATCTTTCTAGTGTTCCACTTAATGTTTTAGCTCCTAGTGTAGAATCTAATTCATAAGGAATTGTTCCCATTATTGAAGCTATTAAACTACTTGCAGTTACACTGCTATAAGTTCCACCTTCAAAATAGCTTTTATCTAATAATCCTAAATAATCAGTCGCTTCTATTTCATATACTGTTTTGCTGACTCTCTTTGATGATTCAATAAAGAATGTACCCATTAAATTTGAGCCATATTGTACTGATAAAGGTTGTTTCTTTTGGAATATGAAATCTATGTTGTCTATGTTGTCTAAAGTGAAATTTAATGTGTCTATGGTTATTTCCTCAGTTACTAGAGATATCTCTTCTAATATGTTTACATTTCTTAAATCCTCTTCTTCAAAAGTTCTTATTGCTCCATATTCTATCTGCTGTACCTTTAAGAATCTAACTGGCTTATTAGTGCTATTAAAAGTAATAACCACTTTATTAAAGTTTGTAACATTGTTCTGACAAAAAAATACCCCTGCATTAGGAGTATAATCTTTATCATCTAACAAAGTATCATCTTGATACCATTTTATATTTAGACTATTACAATAATCATCTGTATCTGGATGAAATCTGAAGGTAATACCTGTACTAGTTTGATATGCTGTAAAGCTTACTGTCAAGACTGGAGGAGTAGCAAAATTGCCCTCCTCATCAGTCATTGAATCACTCCATAAACCTAATACAGCCTCTTTTGTATTAGTAGGTAATATATCAAATGTTCCATCAAGTATAGTAAAGTCTTTTTCTAAGGTCATATATTTAGGAAATTCACTTAATTCTTGCTTTAATTCATTAAGTTCTACAAATTCTTTCTTATCCGTCACCGATAAACTACTATTTTCTTTAGCTGTCGGAGATATATCCTTATATGTAATCTTAACCATTAACTAGCCCTCCTTTTAGGAGATTTAGCAATAAAGTTGAAACTTAATCCATTCCAATAATTCTTACCATCTTTAATTAAAGGTAATCCATCGCTACCATTGGTTATATATGCTTGATATGTAAATGTTTCTTGCCCATAAGGCACTTCTAAGGTATGAAAATCAACTGGTGCAGATATAATCTCGTACAGTTCATCATATTCTTCTAAACTCATAAACGAACTGTCTATCTTTACTGAATAATTATAGTAAGTCCCAATTACATCTCTTGCCATATCACCAATAATTACACGCCCTGCATTTTCACCATCTAATACTTGGAAGGTTCTTTTTAATTCTATAACCGCCTTAGAAAACTCTATTCCATCTATCTTAAACATTAGTATGCACCTCCAAGTCTCATTGAAGTTCCTACACGTCTATTCTCTTTATCTATGTATGGTTTTAATAGTCTTACTAAATCGCCTATACTACTTTTTTCAAATTTAATCGTTATATTCTGCCCGCTTTCTGCCAAAGCTTCCACAAAGGCTTGCTTCATTGTAGGAAGTGGCGATACTATTTCAGGCGCTCTCTTGTTGTCTCCTAGAGTAGCTAAGAAATTACCATAGTTAGCAGGAACAACTGTACCAGTAGCAAGTTTAGGGATTTTATAATTTTGTGCATTTAATTCGTTTAAATCAAAACCGAATGTTTCTCCGCCAATACCAGGCACCCAATCAGGTACATCAAAACTTAATTTATTTACCGCTCTAATAACATAGTTGATACCTTCTATCACTGCAGATATCATATGATTAACTAAATCAATTATAAAGTTTACTGCGGTTTTAACTATAGCTTTCACGCCATCCCATAAACCACTAAATATTGTTTTTACACCTTCCCAAGCCTTTTCCCAATCTAATGTAAATACTCCAACTATAAACTGAATGATACCTTTTAATACTGTTATAATTGAATTAATTAAATCTATTATTCCTGCTACTGCAGTTCCAATAATATTAACTATAGTATTGATGACTGTAGTTATTATTGGAGATAATTTGTCTATTAAGTAATTTACAAGTGGCGCTAATGCTTTATTGTATATTTCCAATATTCCATTAATAACTTCACCCACAAAATCCAAGAAGTTTTCTAATAACGGTTGAAGATGATTAGTCCATAACCAATCCACTGTTTCCATAAAGTTCTGACAAATTGGTTGTAAAATCTTATCCCACACATTTTGGAAAACAGCACCTGTATTTTCTATAGCCAACCTTAAATTTTCAAATATAACTGCTCCCCAATCTTGCCATACGCCGTATATCGTATCCCAAGCTTCACTCCATATCCTAATGAACAATGCTAAGCCTGGAGAAATACCTGTTGACCATATATTTTGAAATAATTTATTAAAAGTATTAAAAGCAGTCGTCAATGTCTTCAATACTTCTGTGCCCATTTGAGTAAATAAAGGTAATATTGTTGATAAAATAGTATTTAATATTGGAACTACTACATTATCTCTTAAATCAGGTAGTACAATACTTAATGTTTCACTTAAACCATTAAATATCTCGTTCCCTAGATTTTCAACTTCATTCATTAGCGGAGGTATGTCGTTTTTAACCCAAGCATCAAACGGCAGTTTTAGTTTTTCAAAAGGCTTAGTAAAATTTAATAAATTCTTTTTTAACTCTTCTAGTTTTGCCGAAAAAGCATCAATACTTCCTGCTTCAACATCAAAATTATAAGGTTTTGCTATATCTATGTTAGCTCCTCCGCCTGCTCCTATATCTCCTGATCCGGATGTATTAGTGGTAAGTTTTTGTATTTCATCGAATGAAGCTAATGTTTTCTTATTAGCTTTTGCTGTCTTTTCTGTTTCTTTAGTTAAATCCTTTTGATTATCTACTGCACCGCCTATAGAAGCTGATATTTCTTCTTGCTTTTGTGCTTCTCCGCCTAGCAGTTGCGTAAGTACGCTAGCAAAACCAATTAAATACTGCAATACTGTATTAAGCACTTGTATTAAAGGAGTTAACACTTTTATTAAGCCACTACCTAATAACCCTAAAAACTCTTTCCATCTTTCTGCAAGTATTCTTGTTTGATTTGCCCAACTATCCTGTGTCTTTGCAAAGTCGCCCTGTGCTAATTTTGTAGCATTCATCACGTAGTTGTATCTTAACGCTACTTTCTCAGCTTGACTCATATTCTTATATGAAGTTTCGATGCCTTGTGCTAATCTAAATGATTCAAGATTCGCTTCTGTCATTACAATACCGAATTGTTTTAATGTTTCTGTTTCTCCTGTAAATACAGATTTTAAGGCTGTGCTTGTTGCTTCTTGTGATTTATTATAGAAAGATGCCATATCTGCCGATAAAGCTGTTAACTGTAAAGATATATCGCTAGCTGATTCATTTGCTATATCCATACCTTTAGCCATTGCCATAAAGGTCGAACCAGTCTGTTTAGCAGTCAATTCGGATATGCCATACATTTCTATCGCTATATCTGCAAATTGTTCCATCTTATACGCCATGTCTCCGAAGGCTGTATCAACTACATTCTGGACCTCTTGTATGTCGCTCGCTAATTCAACCGCTTGTTTTCCGAATTTAACTAATTGTGTTACTCCGAATGCTATTCCTATTGTCTTGCCTAGACTTAACAAAGTACTTTTCATTCCATTTGCCTGTGTTTTCAATGTATTAGTCCCTGATTTGAAACCTTTAGTATCTATCTTAGTATCAAAAATCAAAGAACCATCATATGTTCCTGCCATTTTCAACCTCCTTTCTTGCAATAAAAAAGTACCTACCAAAAGTAAGTACTTTTAAGCTAAAATTCTATTTAATTCTTCAATTTCGTTTTGTTCTTCTGCCGTATATCTCTTTTTAATGTCTACCAATTCTTTATTCTCTTTGTAAAATTCTTGTTCATACTTTTCTAAGTTTTTATTCTTATTTTTCTTTTGTCTTATATTGATTACTGTGCTCAACAAACCTTCACCTATCTCGTTGAAATATCCCAAGAAGGTCCACCAATGAATATACTCTTTTTCTCTGGTTTCAAATCCTGCTACTTTATTTACCGCAGAAAATATCATAGATTGATCTTGCTCCCAATCCATAACCTTTCTGTTATTCTTTGTATTCTCATATTGTTTTCCGCCATCTAAGAACCATACAGCCTGTTCTATCGCTTTTTCTATATTAGAAGGTATCTTTTCATATAATAATTCAAGCATTACTGTTGTTTTTTCTCTTTCATTTAGCTCTACATCTTCAAAGGCTTCAAATATATTCAATACTATTCTGTAATCTGTTCTTATTTTGTAATCTATATCATCAACTGTAAGTGTATTAGGTAATATTCCTATCATTTTTTCAACACCTTCGTATATTTTTCAATTTTCTTTTTGCTTTCCTTCTGTTCTCTTTGCATTACTTCTTTAATATAAGGCGCAAGGGCATTTAAGAAACCCTGATACAAAGGAACTCCATTTACTGTACTTAATGGATTCTTATTTCCAAATACTATTTTAGAAACCTTACTATCTAAAATATAATCAATTTGTTCTTCTATTAATGTTCTAAATTTCGTTAGCATTTCAGCACTAGCATTCAATTTATCTGCCGGAGTGCCATCTGCATTAATGTTAATATCTTCGCAATTCTTTTGAAATTCATCTATCTTTTTATAGCTTTCATTTAATCTCTCTAACATTCCGTAGTCTGTTAAGTCGATTCTAATAACTCTACTTTCATCTCCATTTATAACTAATTCTTTATATCCTTCATTAAAATTTAAACTATCCATATTGACCTCCTAAAAATAAAAGGGACAGAATTTCTGCCCCTAAATTATTCTGCATCTGGTGTAAAAGTTTTAGTAGATACATCCCAAGTTCCTTTTACTCTGTTACCTGCATAAATCACGTCGAATGGTGTATTAACTCCCTCAGTAGCTCCACCCAATGATTTTACATCAACTATAACATCTTCTCTATATGCTGATACAACAGTTCCATCAGGTTGTAATATAACATCTACCATGGTTGTTTTCACTTCATCACCAGTTAATCTTTCATTAGCTATTTCAAATAGCTTTTGTGATAATTCATCGTCATAATCAGGATAAAAAGTATCAACACTTGTTTGAGGCTCATATCCTTTGTGTACTACTGATTGTTCACCTAAGATATTTTTCTTCTTTTCAACCTCTCCGTTTAGTTCTATGTTATATTCTTCGATATCTTTACCTAAACGATAATTTGCTACTGCACCATTCCCGAAATTAGCATCTATAAAGTGAGCTAAATATTTTCTTTCAATCATTCTTATACCTCCTTCGTTTCGTATTGTGCATAGATTTGCAACTGGTAAAGCACTCCGTTGTTTATATCACCATTAGGAATTTCGTATAACATTCCGTTGGCACTCCACATCTTTGTTATCTTACCAGTTTTATCTCCTACACTTATCTCTTGACCTTTTTTGCTTTCAAGCCAATGACCTAATTCTAATAAAAAAGTACTATTTGCAAGTCGATTGTAGTCCTCAAAGGCATCTTTCCTTGCATATAGTACAAAATTATGCTGTCTTATCTGATTTCCTAATACATCTTCCTTTATCAAACTATCTCCCGTAGAAGATAATCCGTAGTTATCTGCATTTTCATCAGTAAAATCAACATGAACTTCATTTGTAAATTGGTCTATCCCCTCGTAATTCGCGAGGATTTCCCTTGTTTTTTCGATTATATTCATTCTATCCACCTCTATTAGCTATCTCTTGTGCACCTTTTAAGATTTTATCCTTATGATCCGACTTCATTCGTTCGAACCAAAAAGCTCCAGCATTAGGATTGACACTTTTATTATATTTTAAATCTTTTCCTGTAGGATGTTTTTTAGGTGGAGAATAAAAACCCACTACTTTTCCATCCTCGAAAATTGGTATGTTGGGACCATATACTTTGCCATAGTACAAATACCTTGCATACGGTGTATTCTGATGTATTTCTCCGCTACCTATAACAGTCCCTGCCGTTGCTGATTTAACAAGCAAACCGCTTAGCATAGGAGTATAAGGTTTCATTCGCCTTATACATTCACTATCGATGTATTTCTGGACCTTACCCATATCTTGCAGTTCTCTTTTTTTCAGTAATATATCTGTAGGCTTTATTTCTAGCCTTCCATTAAACTCCACATTATCACCTACTTACAAGACAATTCATAGTGCCACATTCTTTTGTTACCATATAGCTTTTTGTCACAGCTAGAAATCGTAACTACATTATAATTACTTTGAAGATACTTTTTACTCTCTGCAATAGTCTTTTCGCTTTCGGTATTAATCTTATAATCAACTTTTCCTTTAGCGATAATATCTTTTGCAGGAGTAAATTCTATATCTTGAGTATAAGGAATAAAAATCTTAAGACTATCAGCATTTGACATTCCGCTTTTTATAACATTACTTGCTTTCCTCTCATTCCAAAACACTTTGTCTATATACTTTCTTTTATACTTTCCATTAGAGTATAAATAAAGGGTTATATCTGTATTTGTATACATATTAGCACCCCCTATATAAAAGTCCTGTATCAGCTAGCCATAGTCTAAGAATTTTATTTTGGTCTTTCTCGTATGACTCTTTTATGTTTTGAGTTGATTCAAAAGTCACAGAATATTCTCCAACCTTTTCAGATTGTATTCCCTTAGGTTTATTGTTATTATCAAGCTCATAATCAAGCTCACACAATTCGCAACAACACATTTTTACTTCATCAGGAATATTAGCTTCATCCACATTTCCTAACGTGTTATTTTTAATGTACCGAGTAGCTCTTCGGCAATAGAACTCGAATTTTTCATTAGAGGGCACCAAATCCCCTCCATATTTATTCTTATAAAAGCTATAATCTGTATAGTTATTCAATGCCCTCACTCCTTCTACTTCTTATCTCCGTTTTCTCCTGTTT